TGGCCCCGAAGAAGTACGGCGAACGCACGAAGGTAGAGCATAGCGGCAACATCGGCCTAGAAGCGCTGGTTCATGACGACGACGCTGAATAAGGCCCGCGAGCGCATCAAGGAATGGCGCCGCGATCCGGTCAAGTTCGCGGTCGATTGCTTTGGGATTCAGCCTGACGCATGGCAGGTCGATGCGATGCGGACGCTGGGCGGCGACTACAACCCGGCGCGGCGACTGTGCATGCGCGCCTGTACCGGCCCCGGAAAGTCGGCGACGCTGGCGTGGATGGGATGGCACCGCCTCGCGTGTTTCGCCGGGAAGGGGGAGCATCCGAAGGGCGCGGCGCTGTCGATCACGGCCGACAACCTGAAAGACAACCTATGGGCTGAACTGGCCAAGTGGCAGGCGCGCAGTCCGTTCCTGTCTGCAGCATTCACATGGACGAAGGAAAAGATTTACGCGAACGATCACCCTGAAACGTGGTTCCTGTCGGCCCGGTCGTTTGCCAAGGATGCGAACGCGGAAGCCATCGGTCGCGCGCTGTCCGGCCTGCATAGCCAGTATCCGTTCGTTCTACTTGATGAGACTGGCGACATGCCGGTGGCGGTCGGCCGTGCGGCTACACAGATATTCACCGGCAACCCAAGGGACGCGGCGATCATCCAAGCCGGCAACCCGACCAGCACCAGCGGTCTGCTGTACGAATCCTGCACCAAGGCCGGCGAGCAATGGGACTTGATCACGATCACCGCCGACCCGGATGATCCGAAGCGCACGCCGCGCGTCAGCAAGGAACACGCGGAAGAGATGATTCGCGCCTATGGCCGGGACAACCCTTGGGTCATGGCGACGATCCTCGGCCTGTTCCCTCCGTCTGGATTCAATGCGCTGCTAGGCGCCGATGAAGTCGATGCAGCGATGGCGCGGACGTACAAGAAAGACGAAATCATCAATGCGCCGATTGTCCTCGGCGGCGATGTGGCGCGGCAGGGCGACGACTCAAGCGCGGTTGTGATGCGGATCGGCCGGCAGGCGTACCCGGTCAGGACTATGCGAATCCCTGACACGATGCTACTGGCCCAGCAGTTCATCATGGAAGCGAACGAAAAGAATGCCGATGCCTTCTTTGTCGATGAGACTGGCGGATATGGCGCCGGGGTGATTGACGCCATGCGCTCGCTTGGGTCGCGCGTGATCGGCGTGCAGTTCGGTGGCCGCGCATCCGACTATCGGTACTACAACAAGCGCAGCGAGATGTACTTTGAGCTTGCCAAGTGGGTGAAGTCCGGCGGCGCGCTGGCGCCCGACCGGGAACTGAAGGAAGAACTGTGCGCGACGACGTTCGTCTATCAGGGCGACAAGTTCCGCATCGTGGATAAGGCCATCATCAAGGATCAGATAGGGCGCTCGCCTGACAAGGCTGATGCGCTGGCGCTGACCTTTGCCGCGCCTGTGGCCCCGAAGACGTTGGTGAGCCGTGCGGATAACTCGGAACGTCGAACCTATGATCCTTTCAAGCGCCGATGATGGCGATGAAAGGATTTTGTCATGTGCATGAAGAAGCCCAAGGCGCCGCCGCCGCCCCCGCCGCCCCCGGCGCCGCCGCAAGAAGCCAAGGCAACCGCAGTCGATGAGGCTGAAGTCGAGCGCAAGAAAAAGAAGTCGATGAAGGCTTCCGAAGACGAGACTCTTCTGACCGGCCCGAGCGGCGTCGATACCGCATCGCTGGCAACCTCTAAGGCTTCGCTGCTGGGTTCCTGATGAACACACCGACCACGAAGCGGGGTCGTTATCTCGCCCGGTGGGCGGCTCTGAAGAACGAGCGTTCTTCGTGGCTGACTCATTGGGAAGAGATTTCCGACAACCTGATGCCACGACAGGGGCGGTTCGTCACTAGCGACCGCAACCGTGGCGAGAAGAAGCACAACACCATCTATGACTCGACCGGCAGCAAGGCGCTGAACACGCTGGCTTCCGGCCTCATGGCTGGTATGACTTCGCCCGCGCGGCCGTGGTTCCGCCTCGCTGTGGCCGACTCCAAGCTGATGCAGTCGTCTGCCGTCCGTCTGTGGCTGGATGATGTCGGCGTGCCGATGCGCGAGGTCTTCGCGCGCAGCAACTTCTATCGGGCGATGCACTCGCTCTACAAGGAACTCGGTGGGTTCGGCACGGCCGCGTGCATCATCCTGCCGGACTTCGACAACATCATACACTGTCATCCCTTGACGGTCGGCGAGTACGCAATCTCGACGGACTCGAAGGGTCAGGTCAATACCCTGTACCGCGAGTTCGACATGACCGTGGCGCAGGTTGTCGATGAGTTCGGTATCGAGAACGTCAGCCTCGGCGTGCAGAATGCTTTCGAGAACAATCGACTCGACCACTGGATCACAGTGCTGCACGTCATCGAGCCGCGCAAGGATCGCGACCTGACCAAGCGCGACTCGAAGAACATGCCGTTCAAGTCGGTTTATATGGAAGTCGCTGCAGCCAGTGACGACAAGATGCTGCGCGAATCCGGTTACAAGCGGTTCCCGGCGATCTGCCCGCGCTGGGACGTGACGGGCGGCGACATCTACGGCAACAGCCCCGGCATGGAAGCGCTGGGCGATGTCATGGCGCTGCAGCACGAACAGCTTCGCAAGGCCGAAGGCATCGACTATCAGACCAAGCCGCCGCTGCAGGTGCCGACCGCGCTGCGCGGAAGCGAAGGCGATCTGCTTCCGGGTGGCGTGAGCTACTACGACGCAGCCGCGCCGACTGGCGGTATCCGCTCGGCCTTCGAGGTCAATCTTAACCTTCAGCACTTGCTGATGGACATCCAAGATCGCCGCGAACTGATCCGGCAGATTTTCTACGCCGACCTGTTCATGATGATCGCGAACGATCAGCGCTCGAACATCACGGCGCGCGAGATTGCCGAGCGCCACGAAGAGAAGCTGCTGATGCTCGGCCCGGTGCTGGAACGTCTGCACAACGAGATGCTGGCCCCGGTTGTCGATCTGACCTTTGAGCGACTGGCCGAGTCCGGCGTTCTGCAGCCGCCGCCTGAAGAACTGCAGGGGCTGGATGTGAATGTCGAGTTCGTGTCCATGCTGGCGCAGGCACAGCGCGCCGTGGCGACCGGCTCCATTGACCGCCTGCTCGGCACTGTCGGCGGGCTGGCGCAACTGAAGCCGGAAGTGCTCGACAAGATCAACGGCGACGAAATCGTTGATGCTTATTCGGACATGCTTGGAATCGACCCGGACCTGATCGCTTCGGGCGACAAGGTTGCCGGCATCCGTGCCGAGAAGGCCAAGGCCATGCAGGCGCAGCAGATGGCCGCGATGGCGCCGCAGATTGTTGACACGGCCAAGACCGCCAGCGAAACCAAGACCGAAAGCGGCGACCTGCTTTCCGACCTGACCCGTCAATTCACACAACTCTGAGGCCCGCCATGATCGACATGAAATCAGGAACGCAGGCGCAAGGCTCGATTCTCGGATCAGTCGCCGACAACACGCCGAACTATCCCTATGGCCTGCGCATCACGCTCGACGCTGCGACCCTGAAGAAGCTCGCGATGGGCGACGGAAACATGCCGCAGGTGGGCCAGCAGTTCGGCCTCGATGCGCTGTGCGAGGTCATCGCTGTGTCGATGGATGATGGACAGTCTGAGGTCGGGTACTCGATGACGCTGCAGATCACGGCGATGGAACTCTGCCCGCCGGGTGAAGAGATGGAAGAAGAGCAGCAAGAGAATCCCGGTCAGGCCGCGCTCGACAAGATCGCCAGAATGTACGGCGGCTGCTGATGGCGACCGTCGATGTCTCCGTCGCAGAAGGTCCGGCTCAGTCGTTCATCGCGACATGGAGCGGACTCGCCACAGGAGATGTCGGCGCCCCCATTGACTACGTTGGCCATGCGGACCGCACGGTTCAGGTCGTCGGCGCGTTTGGCGGCGCGTCTGTGTCGCTCGAAGGATCGCTGAACGGAAGTCACTGGTCGCCGCTGACGGACGCGCAGGGCAACGTGATCAGCTTCACGGCGGCAGGAATTGAGGCCGTCACGGAAATGGTGCTGTACATCCGGCCGAAGGTCGTGGGTGGCGCCGGCACCAGCGTGACGGTCATGTTGATGATGAGAAAAACCTAGCAGGAGGCGACCATGCCCAAGAGTACAACCTATTGCAACGACCTGTTGAAGCTGCTGTTCAACGCGACGGCCATCGCCAACATCGCCGACAACGCCGCCGCGTCGCCGCTGGCGAACCTCTACCTGTCGCTGCACACTGCCGACCCCGGCATCGGTGGCGCGCAGACCACGAACGAAACCGCTTACACGAACTATGCGCGTATCGCCGTGGCCCGTACTGCCGGCGGCTGGACGGTGACTAGCAACAGCGCCGCCAACACGGCGCTCGCTCAGTTCGCACAGTGCGGTGTGACCGGCGCGACGATTACCCATGTGGCCATCGGAACGGCGGCTTCTGGCGCGGGCAAGGTGCTCTATGCCGGTGCTCTGAACTCGTCGCTTGCCGTGGCGAATGGCATTCAGCCGCAGTTCGCGGCCTCGGCGCTGACCGCTCAGGAAACCTGACATGACCCCGGACCCGCAGAACATCGAGCAGCAGGAAGAGAACCCTGCGTTCGTGTGTGCCGAGTGTAATGCTCCGGTCGTGCTGCATGATGGCAACTACTTCCGCGTGTGTGAGCACGCCAGCGCCGCGATCCTCGCCAACATGAGCGCCATCGTATTCGGGAAGTCGAAGGTGGCCTGATGGGGTTTCCCCGTGTCATCGACCTCGCCAACGACTACGAAGGCAACGGCGAATACTGGACGAGCTTCTTCCACAAGACCGGCTCGCCGATCCTGACGGCCGCCGGCATGTGGGGCGACCTGTCGATGGCCGCCGGTACGCCGAAATACAACGCCTACGTCGGCACGCAGAACGAAGGCACGCCCATGGTCGGGCAGGGCAATGCCGGTCTGTATGCCGGCCCCGGCATCCCGGCGACGATGACCAAGCACATCAGCCGCGCGGACATCCAGACCGGCTCGGCAACCTTCGCCCCCGGCACGTTCATCCTCTGCGATTACCTGTACAGCTACCCGCTGACCGACATGGACAGCACCGATGCGCAGGTGATGGACAACGGCGTTACTCCGATGCCGCGCTATGCGGACGGCGCGGGCGTGCAGGCGATGATCGTCACGACCACGCCGCAGACCGGCGTCGCGCAGTGCAACATCAGCTACACGAACTCGGACGGCGTAGCAGGTCGCACCAGCACGATCTGGACGACGATCAGCAACACCGGGATGCTGCAGGGCGCGCAGGCATCAACGGGCGCCGCGAACGCGCAGTCGCCGTTCATCCCGTTGCAGGGCGGCGACAAGGGAATCCGCAGCATCGACAGCGTGACCATGCTCGCCTCTGCCGGCGGCTTCTGTGCCGTGGTGCTGGTCAAGCCGTTGCTGCAGATCAGCCTGCGCGAGCAGGGTACGGCCAACGAGATCGACTACTTCATACAGCGCCCAAGCCTGCCGCGCGTGCTCGACGGCGCATACCTCAACTTCATTTTTACCTCCGGCGCCACGGCGATTTCATCAGTGATTCGCGGCTCGGTGGATTTCGACTGGAACTAGGAGAACGACATGGGATGGACTTCGCAAGACGACTTCATCAACGAAGTGACGGTGAATGGCAAGTTCAACCGCTGCGACTGGAACAAGATCACGGGCGCTTCTGCCTACACGGCGGGCCGCTGGTATGACTTCTCGGGCCTCGCCGGCTACCCGGTGGCAAACGCCTTCGCCGGCACGGCGCTAGCATGGAAGACCTGCGATGAGGCCACGGGCAACGGCACGCAGATTTTCGGCCTGCCGCATGGCGGCAACGTCAGCACCGACACCAAGCACATCCTCAACGTCGCCGCGCTGACTGGCGTCGCTACGGGCGTTCCCGGCGTGCTGATGCTGGTCGATATGCAAGGCTACTGGCCGGGCATCAGCAACAACTCGGCTGTCGCGCAGACCCTGACCGGCACCCCGACGTTGCGCTACACCAACGGCGCCGGCTGCCGACTGTTTGCCGTGCAGACCGCCGCATCCGGCGCGACCGCGCAGAACATCGCGCTTTCCTACACGGACCAATCGGGCAACACGGGCAACGCGCTGCCGGTGACGGTCGCTATGACCGCCTCGGCCATTGTCGGCCACATCGGCCACTCGGGTACGGCGGCGAACAACTATGGCCCCTTCCTGCCTCTGGCCTCGGGCGATACCGGCGTGCAGAACGTCGCCACGGTGACGATGAGCGCGGCCAATACCGGCACCTTCGCGCTGTGCCTCGTCAAGCCGCTGCTCACGCTGCCGCTGACGACCGTTTCCGTCGCCGCCGAGCGCGACCTGATGAATCAGTTGCCGAGTCTGCCGCGGGTCAAGGATGGCGCGTGCCTGACTTGGCTTTACTTCGCAGGCGCCGCCACGGCTGCGAGCACGAACTTCTACGGCAGCACCGACTTCGGCTGGGGTTGATATGCTGAAACAGAACGGCACCATCTTCGCGCAGTACCCGGTGCGCCGGTTCGGCGGTGCCTTCTGTCAGGAGCGCCAGCTTTTCGGCGGCTCCGACCGGCGCAACTGGATGGTCGGGGAGCACGCGCCGGATCGCAAGTCCGGCCGCCCTGACGGCACGCTGCATCCGGGGTCGTGGCTGCTTCCAGGCGTGGCGGGCGGCATGGCCTCGCGCAACAACATCGCCGGGGCCGGAGCGACGACCTTTGCCGTGACCGGCGGCGTCAATGGTCAGGCGACGCTGAGTGGCACCGGGGCTATTTCCAGCGCCACAGCCCAGCTTGTCATCTCGATGGTGGCAACGATTGCCGGCACTGGCTCAGTGTCTGCAGCGGACCTTCGCGGGTATCTGAATGCCGTTGCTACGATTTCAGGTGCTGGCAGCGTCACCGCGTCCGTCGCTGCTCTGGCATGGGCAAATGCCGCGCTGTCAGGCACTGGCACCATCAGCAACGCGACGCCGTATGCCACTGGCGCACTGGCTGCAACGATCCGTGGCTACTCTGACCTGACGCCCGAAGGCATCGCAGATAAGGTATGGGCCGCGCTCGCCGTGGCGAACAACTCGGCCGGCAGCATGGGCGAACTGCTCAATTCTGCAGGCGCTGCCGCTGACCCGCTGCTCGGCGTGGTCGAAGGAACGCTAACCCTGCGCGACGTGCAGCGCATCGTTCTCGCTGTTCTGGCTGGTCAGGTCACTGGCGCCGGCACCGGCACGGAAACCTTCAAGGGTCAGGCCGGCGAGCATCGCGTTGTCAGCACGGTCGATGCCAACGGCAACCGCAGAAGTGTGACGCTGGATGCCGCTTAACCACTTCAAGGCCAAGCACTTCGGCAGCAAGACGCTCTCGCTGCTGGGCCACATCGGCGCTGCCGTCACGGTCGTCATTGACTGGCTGATCAAGGCGCGTCGTCGCATGCGCCGATAACCGTGCGGATAAGCCTTCTGCTGGGCTATAGCCTACGCATATGAAAGGCTCGAACCCGATTGACATCCGTA